AGTCGTAGCACTGAGCCATTGCGAGCCGGAAAATCCCATGATCGGCAAGGAGCCGAGGCCGGATAACGTAAACGTCGGCTGATTGGCCGCGGTGGCCTGCGCCATGTCCCGAGCATTGCCGCTCTGGTCATAGAGTTTGACTACAAAAAGATTGGCTGCGCCCTTGAACGAATTGATCGAGGTCAGATCGAGGCCGCCACCGGAGACGGTGGCAAAATCCTGCTCGGCATTATCGCTACTGCGGCGCAGACGGATGGCATTGGTGCCGATCGCCGCCGAGGTATAGGCGCGCAGGCCCCACCAGCCCAAGGCACCGGAGACCACATCGCCAGGACCGGAATAGGCCGCAGCGGCGACTGTCGGCATGAATAGCGCAGGAGAAAAGGCAGGGATCATTGATGTGCAGCTATGCGATAGCCGCTCGTGGCATTGATGCGCCAGATCGAAATGGTGAATTTCTGGGTATTGGTGGTAGTCAGAGCGTCGCCGGTATTCGAGCCGACCGAGAAGCCGGAAAAAGTAATGGCACCGGCGCTGGCACCGTTAGTGACAAGCAACATGCACGAGCCGTCATTGGCCGGCGCGGTGATGGTGAAAGCGCCATTATTGGTGATGTATTGCAGCGGGCGTGCGCCGCAGTCGATGGTGATATTGCCGGTGCTCTGCGAGAGCGCGGTGACATTGGCGCCGCCGCTGACAGTCTGATCGGCGATATTGAGCGCCGCCACCGTGGTAGCCGCATCGGGGAAGGTATAGGTGCGGCCGGCAGTGGGGCCAGCGACTGTGAAGAAGGCAACGCCGGTCCCGCCATTGGTCGCGGTGAGAACGCCGCTGAGGCTATGCGAGGCGTTCCATTCATCGCTGCCGACCGGACTCGTGCCGTCATCGGGAATTACGACGACGGTTGAGTGCGTGACGGTGAGGGCCATTTACTGCAGTCTCTTGCGTGCGCCGACGACGCGATTGTTACCATCGCGGATGACTTCGGTCGGCGCGCTCATGGAGGCGGCCAGTTGTTGCAATGCTTGGCTCATCATCGCCATGGACTGGTGATGCGCCATGTCGCGCTGGTTCTCGCCCTGTTGATTGCGACCTAGCACAGCCTGGCCAATCGAGGTATCTGGCTGCATTGCCAGTGCATCGTCGAATTGTGCCAGTATCTGCTGAACCTTTTCCGGGTCGGGCGGTTGGGTGTTGCCCATGGCGTCCTTCGTTCCGCCGCACTTACCGCATAGGATATCAGCGAGCAGTTGGCTCCGAGCGGTTGCCGTCTCGAGCCTGAATTTCATCAATTCCATCTCGCGGTTAAATTCGAATTCTCGCTGTTGTCGTGCGGCCTCCATCTGCTGCCGCGAGGTTTCGGCGGCCTGCTCGGCCTGAAATTTGGCATTAGATGTAGCAATATCCGCCTCGGCCTGCAGCTTTTCGATGATAGATTTCTGCTCCGCCTGCGCCTGATCGAGAGCCGCGCGATTAGCATCCCGCTTATCATTGGCAGCGAGCTCCATCTGCTTAAGTTGCTGATCGCTTTGGACCTTGGCGATATCGGCCTGCGCCTTCATCGTATTTGGATCCGGCTGCTGGTTCTGGCTTTTCATCTGTGCAAACATTTGCACTTGCTGCTGCGAAATTTCCGGGAACCATCTTTGCGGATTCTTGATGCCCGCCGTTTCGATCATTCTACGATATACGTCAAAAAGCTGACTAATGTTAACGATTGGCCCGAACGGGTCGTTCATCGCCTGGATCGCTTGCTCCATTTTTTGTGCAATGCCTCCAAGCGTGGCTAGATCCCTATCTCTCGAGCCTGCTCCCAAACCTATATTGATGGTCGCACGCATGTCGGCGTTCCAGCCGCGCGGATCCATATCCACCCATTGATCGCGGAGACGAATTTTCTTGGTGCTTTTCTGGTTCTCGACAAAGAGCCGAAGGAATTTTTGAAACAGATCTTTTAATCCGCCGTGCTCAGCAAGGTTCCTCGCGTAGGTCTCGACTTTGGTGAAAGCGGCAGATTGCTGAGCATTGACTGCGGTCGCTGTTTGATGCTGCAAGGTATCGAGATCGAGTGCCATGGTTGACCGGGAAACCCCGGTCCTTTTCTCCATGACCATGTCGAAATATTCGAGGGCGGGAAAGACTTTTTCCGCAACGAAGGGGACGGCGTATGGAGCGAGCTGCTCGCCGGGCGGCCCATTGGTCCACACGGTTCCTCCGACCTCGGGCTCGAGCAGCTGGTCGGGATTGATGATGCCCGATTGATTGGCCCCCATCTGCGGATTGTTGGAGAGGTAAAGGTTATCCAGCATCTGCCGCAGCAGGACGGTCTTTACCCTTTGGATCGGGCCGACATCATCATAGAGCGAGCGGCCGCGGTAGCGGTGCGGCATAGGATTGACAGCGAGGGAGCCGTAGGGAAGCGGCCCCGACCATTCCTCATTGGTCAGGATTCCTCGCGTGCCTCCAGTGAGGCCGAGGGTTGATCCGCCGATGCAGATCTTTCGCCATTCGGCGATCCCATCACCATCGTAGTCGCACTTGATACATGCCTCGATGATCTCAATCTCCTGACTCTCCCTGTCGGGATTTGACTCGCGATAGGCCCAGAAACGTCCGTCTCGAGCCTGTTTCTCCGCGCCCTCATCGATCGCCGTCGTATAAGCCGGGAGGCTATCGATCAAGTCGGCTTTATTTGGCCATTTCAATTTGGCGTCCGATCGGATCATGCGCGTCACGTCGGCGTAGAACGATCCTTCCTCCTCGCTGACATATCTCGCCATCGGATCGATCAGGAAGTCTTCCGGCGGGATTGATTTGCACTTGATGCGCCCCGACTCGATGATGCGCTTGATCTTGACATCGAACATCCGCACTGGCGGCGGCGGCATGGCCATGGGCAGCATGCCGGGCTGCATTCCCATTCCCGGTGCGCCCATGGGCGGCGGCATTTGCGGCTGCGGTGGCGGCGTGGGGAGTACTGGAGGGCCTTGAAACGGCTGGGCGGGAGGCTGGGGATTAGGATTAGTAGGTGTCGGCGGGGGCATTTCTCATTTCAGTTCGTTGCTCATCCGGGGTCTCGATTTCCTGTCCGGTGGTCGGATCGACCAGATAGGTGCTAAGTTCCTGCACCTCCTCCACGTCCGGCTGGGAGATGATGGAATGAAATTCTATCTCGTTAAGCCCTCGCAGCGTATCACTGCGGTATTCGGGCGAGCCTTCCCACCAGATTTTATATGGCCCATTTCCGTGCAGCAGAGCGTTATGAAATAGGGAATAGAGCACCGAGTAGCCGGCGCATTCATTCAAGAATATGTAATTGATGCCATCGGTTGCCTGATCGGCGTATTGCTCATCGGCGATCTTCTGCGGCTCGTAGATGACTATGCGCTCCGGGGCAGTGAATACCCGCAATAGCCCTGGCAATACCCATTCCAGCACATCGGCTAGGTCCTGGCTGACGACCTGGGAGCGATTGGGCTGCGGCGCGATGTCGACCTCGCCGTCGTAGAATCTAATCGCCCATTCGCGTTGATTGGTCAGTGCTGATCGATCGAATTGCCGGCAATCTGCAATCCTGGAATTGACCAAGCCAACGAGCTCGGTCTCGGACATTTTCGGCATCTATGCTAGGCCTCATGCATTCTAGGCATCAATCATCCTCATCTGATGGACTCGAGCGAGTTTCAAAAAATTCACCGTACTCGGGGTGATTATTCATGAACCATCGCGCCATTGCTGGGGTCCAGTTGTTGTTACATTTGAAATCGCGATCGCCGCGCTCGATGTGATAATGCCAGCGGATGCGATGCAGGATGGCGCGCGCCGAATACTGTCGAAAACCCCGCCGCCATATCTCGAGGGCGAGTTGCTCGAATAATTCGCATACATGCTGCGGCACGCCGGCGACCGGGGAGACCGGCCGCACATAGCCGAATAGATCCTTGAGCTCGGTCTCAGGCATGTTCCAACGCTATCTGCAGCGCAGCCGTCGTTGCAAGGATCGCCACCACGAAGGCAAGAAGGCCTCCGAGGCCCACTGCCAAATCCCAGAGATCAATCAAAAGGGTCATCAATAGACCCATCCCGTGTTGCGCTTTGGTAGACTCTTTATCCCACGCAGGCTCAGCGGCTCGAACATCCCGACCGCCAAATATCTGAACGCATCAGCTGCATCCGAGGCCCAGTCATGGTAAGGCTTTTCAAAAAACGTCTTCCTGATATCGTCCCATTCCCGCCGATATTGGCGCAAAGCTTTGATCCCATCCTGGCATTTCTCTCTTTCAAAATAGCATCTCGGGAATATTTTCCGAGCTGCGGCGATCCCTTCATCGATCGAAAGCTTAGGAACGACGTGCAGGTTCTGTAACCCAAACTGGCGCAACTGTCCCAGCCGCGTGCGATCCATCCCCAGAATTTTCGTCTCCACATCATGCGGTAGAAAATGATGCCCGTACACATACCCATGCTCGTTACTCGGCCGCGACGCTTTGTCTTGGAGTACGGCAGCGTAGTGGTCGAGGCCCCGGTTGGTAGCTGTGTAGAAGTCCACCACGCGGATCGAAAGATCACTTTGCTGATAAAACCAGATGGCCGTTGCGTCGCTGTGCCCCAAGTCCCAGGCGGTGTTCACCGCCAGCGTCGGATCATAGATCCCTGTCGTTATTCGCCCTTCGCTCTCTGCGAGCTCCATCTCTCTGCCAAAATAGGCACCAAGGATGGCCGCGCTAAACGAACACTCGTATTCCTGCTGGAACTGCTCCGGCGTCATCTGCCGGGCCGCCGAATCTAACTCATCCTGCGGGATAAGCCGGGTCTCCGAGGCCTTGAGCATCCTGAAAAACCATTCAGGATCGCTCTTGGCTCCTACCCAGCCGCCCTTCGTCCCATGCACCAGATCATAAAAATCATTCATCCCCCTCGGGGTTCCGATCCACACCGCCCAGCCCTGACGATCGGATAAGGCAGGTCTTAGGACTTCCGAGTAGACCCTCGGACTCATATCGGCGGCTTCGTCAAGGATCACGCCATCCAGATACATCCCTCGCAAGGCATCCGGATTATCCGCGCCAAACAACCTCACCTGCCCGCCATTGGTGAAGTCCACCCTCAGCTCAGATTCGTAAATCTGCGTCCCCGGAATCTTCTTCGCGTACTGGCGCAAATAATCCCAGGCAACCTGCTTGGCTTGCCGGTACAGCGGCGCAATGTATGCATATCTTGGCCGTGGCAGCTTGCATCTGATAGCCGAGTCGATCAAATGGACTACGCAGGCGACGGTTTTACCCGCTCTGCGATGGGCCACAATGACAGCCCATCTCTGCTTCCTGGCATGAAAATCCTCAAACTGTCTTCTAGGAATATACCCGATCGAGAGGCGCTCCTCATATTCCTCACGGCGCTCGCGTTTCCTCTCCTCTCGTTCCCTTGCCTGCCGCGCGCATTTCCGGTCAGCAGCGGCAAGCCTAGCGATCGTGCAGCTCCACAAACAAGGGCGCATCGCCGACAATGCGGCGCGTAGCCATCTCATTGTACTTAGGATTGAGTTCGATCAGGACGGCATTTCTCTCTAAGCGATCGGCCACCAGGCCAACCGTGCCAGCTCCCCCAAACGGATCCAGCACAGTCCCTCCCTTGGGACATCCGGCGAGGATGCAGGGCTCGACCAAAGCCGGCGGGAAGGTTGCAAAATGCGCCTCTAAAAAGGGCGCGGTGGCTATCTCCCAAACGCTGCGCTTATTGCGCATGAGATTCACAGGCAACAATGCGTGTTTCTCCAAGCCCTGAGCATAGCGGCCAAAATCGCCATTCATATGCTTGTGGGAACCCAGCGGAATATCGCCAGCTCGAATCGCCGACTCAGCTATCGCCCCCTGATCGTAGTAATACCTCTCACTCTTGGCCAGCAGGAACAGATACTCATGGGCTTTGGTACAACGATCGGTCACGCTCTCAGGCATGGGATTGGGCTTCGCCCAGATGATATCCTGCCGCAGCCACCAGCCGTCCTCCTGCAGGGCAAACGCTACCCGCCAAGGAACCCCGCACATGTCCTTTGGCTTGAGATTGCCAGCATCAAAGCCAGCTATGCCATTACGATTTCTGGCTGCAGCCATGCCAACCAGACCACCATGCGCATCCCAGCCAGGCCTCGCTACCGGCCCCACAGTCGAGAACGGCTTGTCCCTAAAAGTCCGATCATCCCCCACAACCTCCTCAGCCGGCCGGCCATTGGCCTTGGCCGCATAGGAATCTCCCAAATTCAGCCACAAGGTCCCATCCCGCTTGAGAACCCGCCTAACCTCGCGAAACACCCCCACCATGCACTCTATATATAATGAGAGGCTCGCCTCCATCCCGATCTGCCCCTCAACCCCATAATCCCGCAAACCCCAATACGGAGGCGAACTCACCACACAATCAATGGAATTCGAGAGAAGATCCCTCAAAACCTCCCGACAATCCCCAGTCAAGACCCTGATCATCTATCTGATCGATGGGACGCGCCCCACCAACCCCCCCACCATGCCAAGCAGGGGAATTATCACATAAAAGACTATCGCTAAAACGAGAACCACGATTATCAACACATTAATCACCTGGGCAATCCACCCCTCCATCGGAATCAACCCAATCAACTGCCGCGCCGCCCAGGCAACCACCCCTATAATAATGAGTGCAATGATAATCCCAATCAACTCACTCACCCGACCGCCGCTCCATCTGCTCCAATGACCACTCCGCACTCCTTATCTTCTCCACCAACTTCCTCGCCGCACCCCTCATCCCCCGCAACGGCCTAAACCCCAAATCCCCACCATGAACCCGCCACTTCAACCCCCGCCACGCCTCGTTCAACTCCGCAATCAACTCCCCCATCTCCATGAAATCCTCAGCCACCGCACCCCCCAAAACTAGCCGCTCCCATGGCTCATACCCCACACCATCCCCCCTCAACCCAACAACCTTCCTGCCCTCATCAGCCATCACCGCCCTCCCTCGCCTTCCGCCGACGCTCGCGCATGTAAGCCGCCATGTTGTCCCGCGCGCGCCTCAGCCGCTCAGGCTTCTTCTTATCCCGTACCACTACACCCAGAACGCCAGGATCCTCCCACCCAAGCCCACGCTCCCTCAACGTCCGCTCCCGCCCATCCTTGTCAAACAATAAAGCATTCGATTTCTTCGGATCATTCAAACAAGGACGCCCACACCAGCGAACCTCCCCACATAACGTGCAACGCCCTCTCTCATCTCGCATCATCATGTTAACGCGTTAACACGTGTTAACACTCCCTGTTAACAGGTACGGGAGAGTCCCATCCACAGGAAAATTGCGGAGATGGGGGTTG